AGTTGCACAACTACACAACCTAATCCAACCATTATATTTTTGTGAAAAACACCTAACTTCATATTTTTGATTATATTTGTTAATTTCCAGATTGCCAGTATTACGATTTACTATCGCACATTTTGTTTTATTTACTTTAAATTCTCTTCTCATAATATCACTCCAATCCAATAAAAAAGACAGATAATATATAATTATCCGTCTCAATTTAATTAATATTATATTTTATTCTTAATTACAAAATTTCATTTTGTTTTTCTAGTAATATTAATAATGCACTCATTGTCATTTTTTGTATGTATTCATCTTTGTCTACTTCTTTTTCAGTTATTGGCTGTTCTTCATTAATAAAATCATAATTTACATATAATGTAACTCCTGAATTATCCTTACACCAAACAGCAACAACTGTGTCGCCACCAAATTCAGTAATATCTTCTTTAAGTTCTTTGATTAAATCTGAACATTCAAAACTAATTTTTATTCCTTGTTCGTTTATAAATGCCATTATTATCATTCCTCCAATTTTTTAATAAATTCAAACCCATTTGCTGTTGTTTTCTTTTTAGTTCCATTTTTACGATAGAACCAATCGCCTTTTACAATACCCTCTTCGACTATTTGCAACTGGATGTTTTCTAGTTCCAGACCATTCTAAAAAAGCACATCTCCATTTCTCTTCAGTAGGCTTTTCTTCATTCTTTTTCTCTGCCTTGTAATCTGCAAGTAATCTATCAATTTTTTCATCTGTTAAATTTTCTATTCTGCTTATATCCAAAGAATAAAAATCTGTCTGATTATAATGATTACTTGTATGATGCCACGAAGAATACCTCAAACAAACTTCTTTTAAAACTTTCACAGGTAGTTTCTTAAATTTTTCCATTGAGCATTTTAATTCAATTTCCTGTTCTTCTATTGTATCAAAAATATCTGCCTTTGTCCATTTACTTAATGGTTTCTCCCCATTTGAATAAGCATCAACCGCATTGTTACTCATTGACCATCCGCTATATCCTGCCATATTCATCAACCTTCTTTCTTACATATTATATCACACTTTATTTCTCATCCTCAATATCTTCTAAGCTGTCAATTCCTAATTCTTCCATAATATCATCACAAAGACAACTTCCATCACATTCAGTTCCATCGTATATAACAGTCATCTCTTCAATATTTAAAACATAACGACTTTCTTTTTGTTGCTTAAATAACTTTAGTACCTGTCTTAATAAATATTCTTTCCTATCCATAAATTTTACCACCATTTCTAATAGTATCTAATTGTTTACTTAATCATAACACATAATACTTTTGCATATTTATCACCATACCAATCTTCAAAATCTGCATAAATATCACAATTTGCCATTATAGTATTATTGTATTCTTCTTCATCCATCAGCTCATATAGACCTACTTCCATATCCTCAGTATAGTTTCCATATGGTGAATCTTCTCCTAATGATCTGCAATTATCCGTATGAAAATTACTAGGATAATATTTTCCATTACTCACTGCTTCATATACTTCTAATTCTATATATTTATTTTTATATTCTTCTTTTACATCCTTGATTGTCATTTCATCTTCCCCCTTTTGAAATTTCCGTTTCATAGGTTTATCTTATCCTTGCACAAGTTATAGATAATACCTCGCATTCTTCAATTTCTGTTTCTGAAAAATATTCACTTATTTGCTATTCGGATAGCTTCATTCATCACTTTTTCGCAGTCTTCATTTTCTTTTTTTGTCATTTATTTATTCCATTCTTTCAGACCTTTGATGTTTTTGACTTAGTCGAACCATCTTACAGCAATGCCTTGCTCATTAATTTCTTTTCCGTCATGACCGCAATCGTCATCGTCTAACTCGACAACTTCATGAGTGTCATGATATGGAACATATTTTAATTTTTCTTCCGCTTCTTTCCGGTCTTTCGCCAACAGATAACCGTCTGCAATCACATTACCTCCGACTTTTGCTTGCCAACTGAAAATTTTCATATTGTCAATTTTCTCCTTTTCCTTCATAATCAAAAATACTTGCGTTAGCATGGTTATCGAGAATATCTTCTACCATTTCGTGTACTTCAATTGCAAGTTTTTCCGTTTTGTCTGCTACAATTCCGTCTAAGCCACTAATTCTATCTAACTCTTTTGTAATGTAATTAATATTTCTTGTTGTTCTACTCATCTTATCCTCCATATGAAATCATCGTTTCCTTGGATTTTTCCAACCCATTCGTCTCTTTTCATTCAAATCTTTATTATATGGACATTCTGGAATTTTGCATTTACCACACCATCCAATATCACTTGCAGATTCACGATCATATGCTTCATCATAATCACAAAGTTCGTGATCTATATTTTTTGTTTTTCTGCTCATAATAACAACCTCTCTTTTTAGGAAATTATCTTTTCATTTGTCTTATCAAGTTTGCATAGTATCTACCTATACCTCGTCCATTATCAAATTTCTGATATTTATGAAACTTAATCGGATTATCCTTAATCAATTTAAGTACATCATCAGGGAAATTATTTTTATTGGCAATTTCTATCATCTTTTCGTTCGCAAATTTCTCTGTGCATGAACCAAAAGGACAACCAATAGAATTCACTCCCCATGATTTTTCTATAATATTAACAATTTCTGTAATATCCGACATTCTTACTACCTCCAATCTTTCTAGTAAATCCTCAATTCATATTATTCTCAATTTCTTTTAGTCTCTCTTCTGAACCGCTAAAATCGTAACACTTACATGGCTCATTATCAACAGATACATCTTTCCCATATTTCTTTCCGAAACATCTTCCAAGCCATTCTTTTCTACATAATTGACAATTATGCATATTCATCTCATTTGTTATGTGCATATAATTCACCTCATTTTTAGAATTGTGTTCTAATAGTTATTTTTAAGGCATTATCAATAATTTTCCATTCTCTGATTGTATAATAACCAAATTGTCTTATAGCTTCATTTGCATTATTATATCTATGCGTATCAAAGCTATGCATATCATAAATTTTAATATGATTATCTCCTGTAAAATTTTCTAAAAATTCTTTTACTTTCATATATTTGCCTTTCCCTTGAAACTCTTGTTTCATACTTTGCATTCTCTATATTCTTTTTCAGTTAATAGTCCTTCATCGCACATATCTTCAAGTGTTCTATATACAGCATTAGCTCTCCAACTTGCATATGAAAAACCATCAAATTCTCCAATAAGTGCATCTCTGTTTTCTTCACTTTGTTTTTCTAATTTTTCTGCTAATATGGAATTACGAAAGAAATATGCTTTATACATAGCTGCTTTAATTCTAAGATTCTCAACTTCATATTCCTGAGAAACTAATTTCTCTTGAGCTTCTAATAACTGTAATCCCATATTTCCTAATGGGCTTCTTTCAATTCTGTTTCCAAAATAAGTATAATTCATATTTGTCACTCCACTTCTATATTAATTCATCGACTTCAACTACATCAGGATTATCACTAAACCATGAATCATTCTCTGCAATTTCCTTTAACTCAATAAAATCTCTTTCAGAATCAAAGCAATCGTTGTGTTTCAAATAGGCTGCTTTCACCTTTTCTCTTGCGTCTTCATATGATTCTGCCTTTACAATTCCAACAGCCAATTCTTCAATTCTGTAAGCATATAAATTTGTAATATCCAACATATTAAGCACTCCTTTCCGCACTACAGAAAAAATCATCTTCTGTAAAACTATATCTATCATAGTGTTCATAAATAAATTCATCACTAACATATTCATCAATACTTGCAATCATTTCATATGACGGCTCATTGATATTAACTCCCATCACTTCTGCAAAAGTTCCTTCATTTACAAGTTCTGAATAATACGCCTGTTTCAGTTCGTGTAACTGATCTCTATTTAATTCTTTTACTGTCATTTTTATCACTCCATTCTCTAATTCCTGATTCTAACATCTTCTTATATAATGTTCTCTTTTGCGAATTAGTCATACATCTGATAGTAAGATCAATTCTGTTTTCAAGTTTTCTTTCATCAATTCCACAACTTAAAGCATATTTTTCCAACAAGTCATTGATTGCAAAATCTTTTTCGCAATTACAATATGCACATGCTTCCCAATATTCTATGATCTGTTTATATAATTTATCTACTGTTTTCATATCTCATCACTCCATTTTCATCCATTTATTAGGTTTAATCACAATACATAATCTGTCGTAATCAAACCTCATATAATCAACTACATAATCCATAATGTTTTCTCTGCCTTCATATAATTGGTGCACATATCTCACATTAATTTTATGTTTCTCTCCACTTTCAAATGTATCAGTGTATTTTTCAAGCAACCACAAATCAATACTCTGCTTTGCATTTAAGCAATCAATTACATTTCTGAATTCTGTATCAGCTTCGATAAATCCATATGGTCTATTCATATCATATACTTCCTTTCTTATAACTTTATCTTTCCATAATCGGAAATCATCTGAATAAATTCATCTGCATTTGTAAACTGTTCATTGATTTCAACCCAATACTGTTCGTTATTTGTATCTGTACAACAAGCTTCTAATTTAAAATCATGCTGTGCGTAAATCGTTAAGCATAGTTCTACTTTCTGAACAGATACACCTTTTGGAACTTCTTCAACAGTTGCGTACTCTTCCAAAAAGCTATTAATTTCATTTTCTTTTAAATCATAATTATAAAATGCCTGTAATGGCTTGTCTGTGTTGTCTAACTCATTAAATGTAATTTTTGTATAATCTAACATTTTAAGCACTCCATTTCTATAAATCCATTTCTCTTTAAATACTCTATATAATCTTCAATATCTGATTTCTTTTTAACTTCAATGTCGTCTGGATGATAATATCCATAAAAGGCATTCGTATATACCTTATATGTTTTATTTTTCATATCAATAACGAGGTTATAATTGTTGGCACAATCACCACGTTTCTTCCAATTCTTATCAAGCCAAAATAGATGTAATCTCATAAGACCAACTATCCTTTCTACAAGCTATTCCATACCCAAGTCAAGCACTCCTCAAATGATTCACTTGAATATACTTCTTCCGCCTCTGTATCTTCTGTTCCGCTTTTATAAACTTCATATCCTATTACACCATTAGTAATAATGTATTCGTCATTTATAATCCAGTTGTCCATTTCCAATCTTATGTTCATAAAATTGACCTCCTTAATCAATTACATTTCCGTTTTCATCTTCTGTGTAGTCGTACTCCCAATCACCAGCTCCATCTTCAATAAATTCTCCACCGTCTGTATTTTCTGCAATTTCCTTTGCTTCTTCCAATGAATCAGCCTCAACATCCAAATATACATAGTCCGTTGATTTATACATAACTCTAAATTTTGCCATAATTATTATCCTCCAATCTTAAAATGAAATTGCTATTTCTTACCACTTAATTTCTTTTACCATAGCTGTGTAGTATGGTTCGACAATGCTTACAAAAACCAATGTCGCATGTTCTAATGGTTCATATAATACACACTCAACTACTACTTCTATTTCTTTCCATTTAGATGCTTTCATAGATATCCTGTCATCTTTCCGTGGTGTAAAATCAAGAATTCCTAAATTGCATTTTGTTGTTTTATCAATCACAAAAATATTATTCATTTCTATCGCTCCTTTACTCTAATTTTATCTAACTGTTTCTTTAATTTTCCATCGTTAATTTCAACATCATATCCTGATAAATAAGAAACAATGTCACTTGCTCTTTTATTGCTTCGTGTAATACATACAGGAATCCCATCAACTGAAATAACTGTTTTGTATGTACTGTTATACTGCTTTACTCTTGTCTGTGTAATTTTCATTCCCATCACTCCAATCTATGTTTCCTAATCAAATTCACTTAATCCACCACTTGCAAATACATATTCTGCTACATCTGGAACAAATATCATAAGATTATCAGGATATTTTCTTTCATCCTTTATTGCGAAATATCCTCTTTCTCTTACACCATCATTCTCAAAGTAAAAACCAAAAATCATTTCTATTAAATTTTTCATAGAAGTTTTTGGCTCGTATTTCTGTTCTCTGATCCATACAGCCATATAATCGTAGTCGCACCATTTTTCCTTTGGATATTTACTATAATCTTTTTCTTCCGTCCATTCACCTGTCCACTGATCTACCATATCAATCACTCCAATCTTCTAATAACTCATACACTTCGTTTTTATTGTCATACATATACTGATTAAAGGCTTCATAATTTCCATCTTTATCAGGAAATTCTTCAATAAATCTTTCCCACATTACATCTGCCACCACATTTTCATTGAATAATTTTCCCTTGTATTCAAGTTCTGCATCTGCCCATTCTCCGTGTGAAATATATCCAATATCTTCAATTCCACAATAGTTTGGATATTCTTTCATCGGGAAGCTTGCTAAACCATTTTTTACTATAAAATCTCTTTCTATTGTGCTTATCATCTTAATCACTCTCCCTTCAAATTAGGACACAAGCCAAGACCACCATCAATCTCAGGTAATCTTCTATATGCTCCTCTGTGTGGACATTCTTCTTTTTTACACTCAGTACAATCGCATTTCTGATATTCCTCATAACTCATTTTCCAGTTTGTCTCTGCAAATCTTTCTCTTGTCATCATAAATCCTACACCTCCAATACTTTCTGTACTTTTTCATTAAATTCCCCATACATTGATTTCCATTCCTTAATAATCTCCTCTGTTGGTTCACCAATAAGATTGTATCTTTCCTGTCTGTAATGCTCTGGGTTATCAGTATGAACTTCTTCCACATATACCGCATTTCCCATTGTACTTGCATCACATCCAAAACCACTTAATGCAAGTACAATCTGATACTTTGCCTCTCTAAATTCTGGTTTAAAAAAATCTGGTTTAATTACTACTAACTTGCCTTCAATATTGTCACTTAATGGTTTACATTCGCTTTTATCAATTATTATTTTCATATTTTGTACCTCTCTTTCTTTTCAAGAAACAGTTCTTTCCTTTGGTTTTATGCAACCTCTTTTATTTCCTTTACTGTTTCTTTCCAACAACTATCAATCAGTCCATAAACTTCATCAATATCATATCCATGCATCTTACATCCCTCTACACAAAAGATTGCATATTTAATAGGAAGTTTAACATCCTTATCCAGTTCTACTTCTAATACAGAACCACCACCAGACCAAGAATCATACAACCCACACATTGTTTCTTTTCCAAGAACTATATAAGATTTTGATTTTTCATTCTTTCGTGGATCATATTTTCCTTTTTCGTCATATTCTTTATTCTGTAATTCGATTAAATCAAACAAATCAAATAACGGCATTTTTACAAGAAATGTTACAGTTGCCATATGTGATGGAAGATTTTCAAATTCCTGTATGCAGCTTTCTATAAATTTGTCTTTGTTTTTATCTCTATCTACATAATATCCATCATCCCTATGTACTTGTTTACATGCCTTTCTTAATGCAGTTGCTTTACCTTGTGTTTTTGCTAACCATAGCATAGATGATTCTTTGTCAATACTTCCATCTCCTGAATTTCCATACCAATTCAGAACATTATCGCAAACGCAATCGTAATTCCAATTACCACAATCCACCATAATATTTACTTTGACTTCATTATTAAAATCCTCGGCGTTGTAATAAAAATATGTATTTTCTCTTACATACTCCCATATCTCATTAAAATTATCTGTAAAATACTCTTCCTCTTCATCCGTCATTTCTTCACGAATATCCTTTTCAAACTCATCTTCTCCATACTCCATTGCATAATCCATAGCCCAATCAGCTAATTCATCATTAAATGCCTCTCTTGGATTATCATGCTCAAATATCTCTTTTAAGAAACTATCAGAAAGTTCTCTTTCTCTGTAGTCAGTATAAATTTCGATGCCACCATCTTCATTTACACCCCACATTTTCTTTAATATTTCATCTATTCTGGTTTTTAATATTTCTATTGTCATATCAATCAACCTCGCTTTCTTCCCATAAATCAATTAAACCAGGTAATACATAACCTAAATCTATCCAACTAAATTCATCAAACTCTTCAAGTTCTTTTAGTTCATCTTCTGTTGGAATTTCAGCACCCATAATTCGCTTTACATCATCTTCTGTTCCACCAGCTTCAAGTATTCTATGTAATGTCATTTCTAATGCACCAGAAATATCATCATTTCCTTTTACTGTGATTGCATTCCGTGACCAATATTCATTGCAAAGATGAAATGTTACAAGTGTTTCATTTTCTTCCAATAAATCTTTTAACTCAATCATTTCGCTTACCTCCTAATTTTTTATATTTCTCAAACACTTCTTCGCATCTCGCTTTATCACTGCTCCAAAATACTAAATGCCAGGAATAAACCCATTCTCCATTTTCAAAATATTTATATTTCTCTTGGATTTCCCATCGTTTATTCCAATGACTTCCAATTCCTTCAACCATTTTGTATTGCCGTAATTGTACCATTTCGCTTACCTCCTACATATCCTGATTCGCTATACTATCTAATTCTTCAACAATACTATTCATATCTGTATTAGTAAGTTCTCCAACCGCATATAAGATTTCTGTCAATTTTTCATATGCTTTAGCACCGCCTTTGGTGAATGGCTGCCTTCCACCATCTTCACCAATTATTATCTTGTCTAAGAATGGTTTTTTACTTCCTAATGCTACTAAAATATCTTCTAATGTATTCATAGTCACACCTCCATATTGTTGTTAATCCATGCATTAATTTTTGCTGTAATAGCCTCTGTATTATCAAAGAAAATACCTTTATATCTGCCAACAAAAATTAAATCCCAATTTGAACAAATTGAAATATAAACTTCTGTTTGAATTTCATCGTTAGGACAACAAAAAATATATAAATCTTTTATATCTTCATCCGTGATTTCTCCGTAATCTTCCCAATCATCAAATGTAGTTTTATATCCAATTCGCTTTATTGGTGTAATTAAGTCACCTGATTTTACTTTAAACACACAATCAGGATCACCCATCTCATACCGTGAATCTCTTTGCAATATAATCATTTTACATTCTCCTTCCAATAAAATAAGACAGACACATATGTTTGCGTCTGCCTTATTATTCTCTGTATTATGCCTCTTTGACTTCTAAAATCTCGTATTCAACATCGCCATTGTCAAGTCCGTAAATTCGCTTACATTCTTCAATAGATGATACTGTACAGCTTTGTGTTCTCCATTCCCAATTACTCATTGCATCTCTGTACTTAAATGTTATATTAAGCATCTGCATTTTCCTCCTTTGGGGTAATTAAACTCCTTAGATTATCTCTAATATAGTCACAGAAAGCATCAATACTTCCATTTCCAATAGTCCAACAACTATCCTCGTCATAGTTCCAATGAATAATTACTTCATGCCCTGGTGTGATATTAGGTAAGTCAACGTCTGCTTTATTTGCATATGAACTATTTGAAAGTGCTTTGAGATATACATATCTTCTGATATTCTCAATATCTCTTTCTGTTTCTGCATTGAAAATCTCTACCAGACATTCATCAGAACATTCATTATAAATATCATATTCAGAAGCTCCATTTTTCTCATTATCAAGCTTCTTCAACTCTTTACTAATTGCAAATAGTGCTGATTCCTCATATTTCTTACACTCTTCTTCGCTTCTAAATATAGTTCCATCCTCTGCAATGTACTCTGTTCTTACAAGTTTCTCGATTGTTTCTGTTTTTCTAATTTCGTTTACTTTCATAATATTTACCTAACCTTTCTTATTTTATATGCTTTTCAAATTTCTTTTTTATCAGTTTCCAAAATCCTTTGTCGGTCAATGGCATTTTAGATACATTACATACCTTGCCACCGTCAAGATAGTTTGGATTTCCATTTGGCTTGTACACATCATAATCAATACACCAGTTTCCATCATAATCTCTTAATGTAACATCTACGCTGTATCCATCTGTATTGTATTGACCGATACTATCATTCATTAAATCATATTGTTTTGACTTTAATTTTTTTCGTAACTTTGCATAATCTTCATAGCATTTTATTATTTTCACATCAATCACACTCCTTTGGAAATTACAATTTCCTTTGACTACATTTCTTCATTATTATATGTATAATCATAATCTCCATATGTTAATCTTGAATTAATTGTAGCTCTTGTTTCAGTTTCCCAGTCTTTGCGGAACTTTTTAGCCTGCTCTTTTTGAGATAAGTCGCCATCATAATATTCCATGTTACCTTCTTCAATCTCTTTCGAGATTTTCATCTTTAACTTCTGTTGAGATGTGCCAATGAATAAAAGTCTCATGCTGGAATACTCTTTCCATTCATTGCAGCTATGCAAGTAATATATTTGTTTTGCCATATAATCACGCTCCTAATTTACTGACCAGTTACCAACCTTATTTCCATTGATGTCCATTATGTAACCTTCATCATATCCATTTGTAATTTTTCTGCAAATGTCCATAAGATTTCTCTGCAACTCATATCTGCCTTCAGTTGTAAGTACATCATCTTCGCTATAAGCTGCACCACCTGTTTTAATTTCAATTTTCAACATAGCACTCAACCTTCCTTTCAATTCTAAATCTAGTATTTTCTGGAAATGCTTCATAAATTCGTTTACACCAATTTTCATCCTCAATACATTCAGTTAGATATTTGTTATCAGGTGTGAAATAATATGCCTTGTGTCCTTCTTCTGGTGAATCCTCTGTTGTATCTTTCCATTTTGTGATAATAATCATTTCATATTTCTTATTTCCGTCATATGAAGTGCCAGCTAAATGTGCAGTATATAATTTGCATTTACTCATAGCGTTACCTCCTCAATAAATTTTTCAATCATCTTTCTATATGTATTAGCAACTCTCTTTTGTGTCCAATATTTTGAACCTCCATATCTATATTTTTCATAAATCTCTTTTGCTTTCTTTTCATATTTCCGAGTAATTTCGTATGGAATTAATTTTCCTGGGCAGTCGTATCCAGTTACAATAACATAATCACCAAATACATATACATCACATGCCCATCCTTCTACTCTCGTACAATAATAGCTTGCATCTTCAAAAGTAAATAATGTTTGCATTGGCTGATTACCAATGTTAATAATGTGATAATTTTCTTTTAAAAATTTCCGTGTAGTTTTCTCTTTCATACTAATCAACCTGCCTTTCCATATATAACAAACTTGTCATAATTCCCTTCAATGCATACCAACACTGTTCTGCGTTTATATATCCAATCAGTGAACCAGTATCTTTCTTTATGTGGAATTGATTACCACTTTCAATACTGATTACTACAGATATTTCCGTTTTGCTTATTGCATTAATAGCACTGATTTCTCTATCAATCTTTTCACACAGTTCTTTTTCGCTTTCGCTTAAATATCCTGTAACTCCGTTATCCCATTTGATATTTAACATCTATACCATCTCCTTATCTCACATATGGAATATCTTTTCCATGCATATAATTTTCACCTCTAAAACAATCACCACAGTATTCCCAAATTCCATCATCTACCTTTTTGAATGTAGAATATGTTGTTCTACCTTCTCCGTTTTCATCAATTCTGCTTGAACATGGCTCGCCAATCTGTGAACAATCGCTTCTCATACAAGCTGGTGGCAATAAATCCATAAAGGAATCAATCATATCCTCTGCGAAATACTCACCAACTTCATGTGCATCAAGTCCAAAGTAATGTTCTTTATCTACAATTTCCTTTCCGTTGTACATTTTAGATTCACTTAATGGAACACCATCATATTCGACTTCTTCAATTACCAAGGTATCATTGAACCATGTATATGATTCATAATGCTTTTTATAAACTTCTGCTGCTTTGCGTGTTGGGAAGATTTGCGGATTACCTGCTGATAATCTATATTTTCCTTTGTGATAATACACAACTTCATATCCTTTGAGTCCTTTTATCCATCCTGGAATATCAGTTTCGATTACATAACCTTTATCAACTGACCATTCGGTTGCTTCATAATCATATTCATCTACAGACTCACCAACTGTTTTATGCTTGTAACTTGCACACTCTTCTTTGCCTTTTTCTGTAAGCACAAAATGCTTTCCCTTGTCTGCTTTGTACCAATTATTCCGTAATTCCATAATTCATTTCCTCACTTTCTTGTAATAAAATAGGCAGCTAGGTATTTATTCTCCTAACTGCCTTTAATTTGTGTTATTTTGTTTAGTTGCTAAACATCAATATATTTCACTGCACCATCAATCTCATCTGCAATATCATAATATCTATCAAGATCTGTTCTAATATCATTAACCAAAACAGCTTCTTCTGATGATTCTTCGGGATTCTGCGAATACAACAAATCCCTTGCTCTTTCAAGCTCATTAATTAGATTGTTTATCAAATCAACACCATTCATCATTTCTCTTCACTCCTTTCCAAAGAAATCTTAGTTTCATCAGTTATCTTCTCTTGCACATAATGTATAAATCTCTGCATCAAGTACAACTTCTCCACAATCCTCACATTCTAAGCATACATCTTCTGGATTATCCCAATCTCCATATGATACAATACTCACCTTATGTCCTCTGTGTTTCTTTAGTTCGTTCCATAAAATCATATTCATATCATCTGATTTCTCTTTATCACATGCATATTTTTCTTCCAAAAATGCTTTATAATATTCAACTTCATCAAATTCATTCTTTTCCATATCCTGCAATGTTGAATAAATCATTTCTGTAAGTTGTTCTTTGGTATATGACTCATACACTTCATCAGGTGTTAAATCTTCATCTTCGCTTCCAATAAAGTAAAACCAAAATTCTCCAATCTGACAAGCAATACAATCATCATTTGGATTACTGATAATCTTTACTGTTCCATCACATAAGCCTTTAAAAACCATCTCTTTAAATGTCATAATCTTTCCTCCAATCTTCTAAAGAAATGCGAATTTCTTTTACTCTTTTACTTCTTCAAAATAATCTGGTGTACATGAATATTCAACACCTACAATTCCTTTTGTACCCATATTTGTTTCAACTGTATATGTTCCGTCATGATGCTTAATTGCTCCATATACTTTACCAGCCGTCCAAACCGTAGCAAAATCATCATCGCCTGTTAAATCTTCTTCATAATCCTTTATACATCTTAACTGTCTTTTATATTTCATTTCTCTTACCTCCAATCAATAAGAAACACATATTTAGTGCCAACTTTCGCAAGTAGAATTTCTGTCAACTAATCCTTCTACTTCTGCACAATATCCTTCATAAGTTGTACAAGGATTGTACGCACTGCATCCGTCACAACGCTTGCACTTTCGCTTTGAACTGCTTACAATATGATACATATTCGGTTCTACATATTTCTCTTTAATGTCTTCCCATTGTTTTTGAGTTACTTTTAAATAAGCATTTACAATCATTTCTCTTACCTCCATTCTAAGAGAACACGAATTTTTTACAGTTGAATTAATTTATCTCCAATCAATAACTGGTCTAATCTTAAATTACTTTGTTCAACCTCAAGCATATCTTCAAAACCGTTTTCTTCAAGAATTTGCATTGCCTTTTCTGCCTTTTCTTTGGTAGAACACTGTACAAAACAAGTGCCTTCTAAATCATCAATTCCATTTACTTCCCATATCTGCATTCCGTTCATCTTTTTTACCTACCTTTCTAATCCAAGAAAACACGCATTTCTTTACTCCGAAATCTCTTTATATGCTTCCACTAAACTGCAAGACAAATCTTGCATTATCTCTTCGCATACATCCACTATATTCTGAATATATGCATTCTCTTCTTCTGCTGTCAAATCTCTTTTCTCTTCTGCTTCTGTTTCACAAATCCAAGAGTCAAGAGTATTATCTGCAATCATTAAACCTCTAATAATATCAAAATTTGTTCTTGCCATTTTTATTTCTCCTTTCTAATGAAATATCCATTTCACATAATCTGTATTCGTAACCACCATTTACACCTTTGAATCTTACAAGTACAAATTCACTTTCATCATAATTTTCCATATTTACAAGTTCGGGAATTTCGCTTAATGGATAATCCCAGTGGTTAGGTAAACCGTCATAATATCCTCCATTTTTTTCAGGGTCGTTAGCAATTTTAGCTAATTCTTCAAAAGAAATTACGTCATCACAAGGTCTATACCCTGTTATTTCTTCTACCCAATCCGCACTATCAATACATTCATTATAAAATTTAGCCATAATCTATTTCTCACTTTCTTCTTCAACGCCAAAATATTCTTTCTCTTCGTCTGTCATTTCACAAACTTCATCAAAATATTTAATAGCAGATTCTTTATCATCTTCAATAAGTCCATCTTTAAATAAAGTTGCCAACTCTGATAATCTGTCATATGCTATATAATCTTTTTCAGTTGCATATCTAAAATTATCAACAGCACCAAACAATCCATAAATATTATTAGGATAATAATTAATTATTTCTCCCTTATACTCTTCGCAGTTAATTAGTTCAAAGTTTTTAACAATTAGATATTCATTTTCGCTTTTATCCAATAACAAAGCATATCCGTTTTTAATTGCTATTATTTCCATATCACACCTCCAAATTATACTCTTTAATTAATCTCTGTCTTACCATATCATTTAGATCCTTATTAACAGGCATTATTCTATGCGTATTTCTGTTGATATACACGAAATGACTTCCCTTGCACCTTGTCGGTGTATATCCATTCTTCCGTAAAACTATATCAAAGTCACGCATTCGCTTTGACTTTCTAAAATTATGCATAAATCTCACTTCCTTTCATAAACCCGTATAGCCCGATAGTACAGCTTTATATGTATATGTTCTCTTATTCACAAATTACTTTTGCTAAAATATCATACATTTCAGCATTACTTTTTACAGGAGCGATTTTATTTTCAAAATATGAAGCTCCCTTGCAATTTTCAAGTAATCCCTCAATAACTGTATTCTTTTCGTAATTCGCAAACAATTTCTTGAATATATGAAACGTTCTAAGTGTAAATGCATTCTTTTCGCTTCCTGTCCAATTAAGTGCTTTAATTGTCTTGATTGTAAGTTCCAATATATCTGTGTTATTTCTTACCATTCTCAACAATGTTCTTGAGGGTGCGACTTTACCTATTGGATTTTCCAGCTTGTCATCATCTGTCACAATCTGAATATTATAAGATTCAAATAAATTCTTAAAATCTATATATTCTCTTATGTTTGCCTTTACACCTGCTCTATATGTATCAGCAACAGTCATTGCCTTTCTTGCTGATTGCTGTCCTAAAAATGTAAGAACTGCCTCATATTCTGAGCAATTAAGCACTTCAACAAGCATTTTTATTTCTCCGTTTATTACAAATGCAACTATTCTATGTGCTCCATCGGCGACATACAGTTTTCCATTTTTAATATATACCTTAACTGGATCAAATTTATCTTCATTAAAATTTTGTGCTATTTCCTGCACCTTTGCCATATCTGTATCTCTCTGCCAATTTGGAATATGTATAAATGTTGGATTAATAAGAATATATCGCTTTGATGCAATACTAAAAGAGTTCTTTAATGCACAATCTACTTCTTTAACTTCCATTGATTCTCCTGCATTTGAATGAGCCTGTACAAATTCCTCTGTCTGCCGTGGTGTTGAATAACGAACAAAGTCTTTTTTACGTCTTGCATAATCTACTGTTCTGCTTACGCCTTGTGTAAAGCTGTATCCTACATCAGCAACTTCAATATCATTTTTGTTTATCTTTAAAAGCAGACATATCTTATCTACTGTTGCATCAGATGGATTATTAATCTCGCTTTCATACTTTGATATTGTTGAGTAAGAGACTCCGCAACCTTTAGCGACATCCTGCAATGTTAAACCTTCTCTTTCTCTAATCTCCTTTAACTTCTTTCCATTAATTTTGCACATAATTAACTACCTCTTTTCTTTTAATATTTTTGATATGTATTTTGGGTAAAAAATAACGGCTTGCCTTTTGACAAACCGTTTAGTTGCTAAACTTTTCAAATACTCCTGACTTGAGCATATCTGATTTCCAACACTCAAAGTCTGGATATTCTGTCTTATCTGCTAAGTCTCTATAGACTTCATGCGTCTGCTTTTCTGTGAATGTTTTGCCTTTTAGCGGTTCTTCATAGGTTATGTACTTCATTATATTTCACCTCTTTCTTTTAAATAATTTCTGTAAGCATTTTCGCTTTCAAACTGCTGATATTTGCCTATACTTGGCACAAATCCCATATAGGCAAATCCGTTATAATATCCCTTCATGTATTATCCTCCTTGCAAAATTCTTTACCTTATCAATGACTGTTGGTTCGGTTGCCTTCTGTAATCTTCTCTTTCTTTCTGTAAAATACAGACTGTTTTCCACATTGATATAATCCATCATCTGTAATGGAGTTAATGAATTATATGGAGTTGATAGAGTACTGTCTATTATTTCAGCTCCGTTTGCTGTCTTGATAATTCTAAAATTAAATGCTTCCATTCTGCCTTATACCTCCTTTAATCTTGCATCACGCATAATACGTGAAATTTCACTCTCCGTTTTTGCGTTGGCTATTGCTTGCAATGTGTCTTCTGAATACAGTAATTGCTTTGCAATTCTGATTGCATCATATTTTATTTTACTCATAGTTGTATTCTCCCTTCTAAATCAACATTGACAACTGTTTCGCTAACATTGCTTTTGATAAACCTGTTGTCTTAACTCCTTTGTTGCCTTTCGTTTCTGTCTTTACAGAGTAAACCCGTGAATGTTTATTTGCCTTTGCAATCTGATAGTCGCAGTAGGCAGTATGAACTTGTTTGTGTTTTTCTGACATATTAATATTCTCCCTTCTTTATTTTGATATTGTGAAATCATAGCAATCTGAATCTGTGTAGATTGTTATATTATTTCCGTTTTGTGTTACTGATGTTACCTTGTTTAAATTTAGGTAATTATATTTACTAGGCTTTTGCATTTTGGCAATTAAAAAAGCACTCAATATGAGTGCTAAAGTGATGAATATATAGATTATTTTGCGTTTCATTGCTTACCTCCTTAATTTTGGGTATAAAAATAGCACCTAACAGATTTTCATTTCCATTAGATGCTATATAAATATGACACTTTATGAGATTATTTTTTTACAAGTTCCATTTTATAACCAAGTGCATCAATAATTTTCACAAATAAAACTAATGATGGGCTATGTGTTTTCTTTTCAAACCGTGAGATACTTTGCTGTTTGCTTTCCGTTAAATCGGCTAATTCCTTTTGAGAAATATTAGACTCTTTCCGTAATTTAACAACATTATCAATTAAGTTGTTCTCTATATCCTCTGCACGAAAAGTAGTGGCTGGTAAACCACTTACTTCTCGAACTGCAATTTGCTTTTGGTCGATTGCAACAGCTTCTAATAACCCTTGCATTGTATCATCAAAAAATTTGCTCATGATTATTCCTCCTTTAAAATTTTTACTACCGCCTTTAGAGCTTTCTTTTCATCAGGTGTTAAGTCTGCCTTTTCATCTTTTGAGTAGACATTGACAAGATATATAGTTTCTTTTATATCAACATCTACATAAATTACTCTTGCACCACTTCGTTTCCCTTTTCCTTTATTCTCCATTGGAATACGGATTTTTCTTAATCCACCTGTATGAGAAATAGTATCTCCTAATTTCGGATTTTCTAATAAAATTTCTTGTAAGTCTTTTAAATTTTTATCAGTTAATCCTAAATCTTGCCATTTAGCGGTAAAAATTGGTGTTTCAATAAAGGTTCGTGTCATATTTTTATTTCCTCCTTTGTTTATACACCTATAATACATCAAATTTGTTGTATTTGTCAAGTCAAAAATAGCACCCTTTGTGTTGGGTGCTTGGTGCGTGGTGTTATTATATTCGACGCAGTTAGTCTTCAAAACTATAATTTGCGTCTATGTCTGCAATTTGCTCATTATAATATTAACGAAGTTCATAGTTACTTCCGTTGGATGGATAGCCTTCAGCTTCGCATTGTTCGGCTATCTCCTGGCATTCATCTTGATATGCCTTTTCAAGTTCGCAGATTTTATCTATATCTGCTTTTGTGTAAACTCCTGTTTTGAGCATAGAGTTACGCATTTCTTCGATTGTTTGCATAGTTATTTCCTCCTATTTTTGTTGTAATTGCTTTTTCTTTGCTTCAAGTTCTGCTATTTGAGCTTCGATTGAGGCAATTTCAGCATTTGCCTTGTTATACTCTTCGTCTGGTATCCATTCCATAATTTCTGAAGGTTGGACATGGAAATATTCGCAGACTTTATTTAGGGTATCTGTTGACATAATTCTATTTTTTGTGAACTTAGCTGTCATAGATGGGCTTAATGCAAGTTCTCTTTGTAAATCTATATATTTCATATTTTTTGACTTTAAGTAGTCACCTAGCTTATTATATACTATCACACATTTCACCTCCGTTTATAGTGACTACATTTTAGCATAGTTTATGGTACAATTTCAAGATTTATAAGCTATAAACAGGGATTCCACTTTTTATCTGTTCATTATTTTCATGCTATCGCCTCCAATCTTCTACGAGCCATTTTTTGAGCCTCTGGAAAATCCAAAATCCCAGTTTCTATATAGTGTATAAATAACCATTTACATTCCTCCCAATCTAACCAGTCGATCACATAATATAAGTGCATGATAGTGTCTATAATTATATTATCCTGTTTAACAGATTTTCTACCCATTCCAATATAATCTGCTTTTATGTTATGTAACATCTTTTTAATTTGAATTGCGTTCATAGTTTTTGTCATTCCTTTCGCTTCGCTCAAGGCACAAACAAGTTATGAAAAATGTTGTGCCCCTCCACTCTTT